CTACGTTGACTACAAGCAGGTTTACCCTTATAGTTCGGGTTCCCTGTTTGACATCAAGTATGGTGCGAAGGTTAAGATCTCCGCACGGTATCAGGGGGCTGCGAGAATGTACGCGCAGAACCCGAACCGCCAGCTCCTCGACATGATGGGTATCTCCAATATCCCTCTCTTGTTGTGGTGGGTAACTCCCTTCAGTTTCCTTGCGGACTGGTTCGTCAACGTCAGTGAGCTCCTTGAATCGTACCAAGACACCATGGATTGGGTCGTGGATAGGGGCGAACTCACTTTCTTTGTACGAACGGCGGACCCTGGTATCGGCGCAAGGCCGAGACCGACTGGGTACGTGGACTATACTTCACACTATGGTTCACAACCGTCAGAATTCTATCAGGCCCAAGTGCTGGTAGTTGATCGCAAGGTCGGGGTAGGAATCCCCGAGGTCCGTTTGATCTATGGACTACCAAAGCTCTCCCTGACTCGAGCGGCAACGGCAATCTCGCTGTTGGCGCAAACACTGAAGTCAGTATAAACCCTTTTGGGGCCTCTGAGCCTCTTGTGAAAGAACCAACATCATGACAACCATGACCGACCTCAGCGTACTTGCGTACGACGGTGTTACCTCTGTGCTCTTCTCCGGGATCAACCCGGGTGGTGCAGATGGTCAACGGGCACTGTGGCGTGCAAACGCCATGGGTGCCACTTCGGCCGCGCATCCGTATTTCTGGATGACCGGGCAGTGGAATGGCAAGCGTACGGGCCGTCGCGTCAACATCGGTGGGGATACCCCCTACACGGTGATTGACAGCACGACTGGCCTGACGATTGTCAAGAACCACTTGCCTTTCTCGGCCTCGTTCCTGATCCCGACCGACGTTCCGGATACGCACATCTACGAGCACGTCTCGATGATGAGCGAATTCTTCAAGCAGGGCTTGATCCGGAATTCGATCATTCAAGGAAACGCACCAGGCGGCGCTTAACGGCATCGTCGGTGGAGCGGCCTACCTTCCCAGGTAGTCGCTCACGTTTTCTTGACCGCCCGGGAGGGCGGTAAGGATCAATAACGAGTGAGTCCACGGACTCGCACCCCTCTCTGAGGGGGAACGAAGGAAATGACCATGCAGACTATGCTCCGTCTGGCCTCGCAGATCATGCAGGCCCTCGACACTCCTGTATCGTTAAGGGTTGAAATCCTGATTCGGTATGGAGAGTGGGACCAACTCGCCGCGACGGCGATTGATCCTAATAACTACTCCAATGAACCAGTCGATAGATTGGTGTACGGAGCCATGTGGGGGGCTGATCGCCTCCTATGTGACGCCCAGGCAGTGAACCTCATCCGGAAACTCCCAGACCTACCCACCAGCCACAATCGAAAGCTTGAGGCGCGTGGGCGGTTTCGGAAATCCGAAGAGGCGAACTACAAGACCAATGTGCTTTTCCGTCCGACTTGTGAAGGGTTTTACGATCCTTTAGTTTGGTCGGCGCCCCTCGTGGATTTCCACGAGAAGGTGCAAACTCGGGTGGCGCAGTGGCTGGGCGGTATACCTCGTGACCTAACTGTGAAGTTCGGTCCCGGGGCAACATTCGAGCTACGCTGGCCGCTGATTACGGTGGCTGACAAAATCGACAGTGTCCCATCTATGACTGCACGCTTAACGCCCTACCTCCAGATGTTCGAAAGAACAGCTTGGTTTCGGGCACATGCTGTAGTCAACAGACCTATCCTGCCCAAACTGTCCCGAGGCGGCCGCTATACTAGCGTGCCTAAGGATGGTGAGACAGAACGTGGAATAACGATTGAACCAGGGCTAAATGTTTCTGGACAACTAGGCATCGGCAAAGAAATGCGCCGGCGTCTGAAGTCCATAGGCATCGATCTCGACGACAATCAGCAACTCCACCAATGGCTCGCGTGTTGGGCTTCACGCGACGGTAGTTTCGCGACTATCGATCTCAAGGATGCAAGCAATCGCAACGCTCGCTATATGGTTCGTTCGGTGCTGGCCAAATGCCCAAACTGGCT